CAGTAACGGAGATGATACCTAATAAGTTTGAACCAAAGAGAAAAAATCGTTGGGTCTTTGCTATTGAGGGTATCGATGCTTTTCTAATGAAGTCTGCTGCAAGACCTTCATATTCAACAAACGAAACAACAATACCCTTTATCAACAGTACACGTTATCTTGCTGGTAAGACAACTTTCGAGACAATGTCTGTAACATTACATGACCCAATTGCACCATCAGGTTCACAACAAGTTATGGAATGGGTTCGGACACATTTTGAGTCTGTAAGTGGTCGCGCAGGATATGCAGACTTTTATAAAAGAGACTGTCAGCTTAAGATGCTTGACCCGATAGGAACTGTTGTTGAATTATGGGACATTAAAGGTGCATTTTTAACAAGTGCTAACTTTGGTGATCTTTCTTACGATGGAGATGAACCTACAGAGATTCAACTTACACTTCGATTTGACAATTGTGTTCTTCAATACTAATATTTTTATTTAGAAAAATAAATTAATCTAAAGAGATTCTTGCGTTATTGTGTGAGAATCTCTTTTTTTGTATCTAAGATATTTTTTTTACTTTTTTGTACGATTAAACAATAATTAAACAAATTCAAAAACAGTAAAAATCTGGTAATTGATAGTTATTTATATTATGATAAGTTAGTAGGAAAATATGTCAAACTATTTTTTAGATATTAGGCTCGGTGATGTTAAAAAAGATAATTCAAGAATTGTCGAACAGAGCTTAGTTGATACAACAGCAAATATTATAGGCACTGCTTATAAAGGACCTGCTTTTGTGCCGTTAAAAATATTCAGCCAAGATGTTATAGATAACACAGAAGTTTATAACACACAAATTAAAACTTTAGGAACTATTAGACAAAATAGTTTTGGTCACTTATACGATGAATACGCTTGTTTGACAGACAGTTTATCATACAATGCAGTAGACTTATGGTTTGGAAACGGCGGACAATACTGTTCTTTTACAAGAGTGTTAGGTATAGGAGACGGTACAAAAAATAATTCTACAGGTAAAATGAACAATAGCGGATTTAATGCCTCTAGCTTTATATCAAGTAACAATTTATCGCAAAGAAAAAGTAAAAATATAAATGCTGTAGATAATAATCTAGCAGTATCAGGAAATGTAACTTTTGTTTTAAAAAGTTTTAATGAGATAAGCCTAAGAGCAGAAAATGATAATACACCTACAATAAATAATAATTTTATTGACGTTGATACAGTCGACTACTTAAGTGAGCTTGGATTTGACGAAAATGCTTCAAGTCGTTTAGAGAATTATTTTTTAACAGATGTTGTTATTGCACCAGATCGAGTCTTACCAAGTATTAAAGAAGTTGTAAATGAAAACAATATTTATTCATACGAAAATACTGCAGCAAGCTATGCAACACAAGTTGTATCTATAAATGATAAAAGAAGGCAGTTTTTTATAAATTTAGATGGTTTTAAACCTTTTTATGAAGAGTATAATACAGACATAAACAAGCCTTCTTCTTATTTTCAAGTTGACTTAGGTGAAAACGTAAACCAAATTGAGAAACAACAGATCTACTCTAACCCAGACAAAAATTATTTTAGTAATAGATTTGTTGAGAGAGGACATTTAGTTTATTCAACTTTTACTTTTGGAGGGTTAAACAATAAACTTAAAGAACAAAAAATAGCTTTACTTACTACAAAGCCATATAGTGAAGTTAATAATCCAAACGTTCCTGATTATAATTCTTTTGAGAGCGAATTTACAACTGCTAAAACGCCTTGGATAACATCACAACCACTTGATAGACAAGGCATGCTAAATAATAGGATAGACATTCACCAGAAATCACAAGATTTGTTTCGTTTTTGGTCTTTAGATGACGGTGATGTAGGTAATAGATTTAGAATAAAAATAAATCCTACAAGGCGTGGTGATACTGAGATTGAAACAAATTTTTCTTTTAAAGATACATTTGCAACTTTCGACATTTATATATTTGAATATGATGCAAGAATAAATAAATTCACGCAAGTAGAAAATTATGAAGATGTAGATTTAAACCCAGATAGCGAAAATTATATTTGTCGACTTATAGGTACTAAGAAAACTTATTTTGATTTTAATTCGAATAAAGTTATCGAAGAAGGTAAATTTAAGAATAGAAGTCAATTCTTAAGAGTTGAAATTAGTGAAAAAATTGATGAAAAGGTTTTTAAAAATCAACATGAATTAATACCATCAGGTTTTAGATCATATCCGCATATCAAAATAAACAAAGGCGCTTTTTCTCATTATGACAATAGTCTTAATGGGCCTGATATTACTAGTTTATCAAGAAATGGTTTCTTTCATCTTCCTCCTATGTACAAGCTAAACGCATATAAAGAATATGCTAATATGGAACACATTCTTGTTGAAGAACTTAATGAAGTTTCGTGGGGTGTTTTATTTAATGATGCACAAGTTAAAAACAATAAGCTACTAAGATTAAGCGATAGTGTTATAGAAGATAATGTATCACCACATTTTTATTATTCAAAATATTTCTTAAGCGACTTAAAAAACACAACACATAATATATGGCTTCAAGAAGACAATTATCTAAATTCTTTTTTCCATCTAGAGAAAATAGTTTATAAGTCTTTAAAAGGTCTTGACGAATCACGTTATAAGCACTCTGGAAGACCTACAGAAAATGCTGAATGGGCTTATGTAAATTTAGATAGCGATGAAATATGGAATTCTTCAAGAAGACTAAAAAACATAAAATTTAAAAACAAACTGTCTTTTGATTTATTTACTTACGGCGGATTTGATGGTGTTGATATAAGAGATAAGGACAAAAAATACTTTAAGAACGAAGCATTGTTAAGAGAATCATACGATTCGGGTGAGACAAAAACAACGCAAATTGCGTATAAAAAAGCGATTGAGATAGCTGCTGAATTTTCAAATTGTGCTGGTGATGTATTAGTTGTTCCCGGTGCTAGTGAAAATTCTATACTAAAAAAGTGTGCAGATGTTTGTGTTAAAGATAAAAGACATTTTTATCTTGCAGATATTAAATCATCTTATTCAAGCATTTTAGTAGAGTATAGAGATAATAATTTACAGCTTTTGCATACTTCTTTAGGAATATCAGGTAATTACTACAACATAAAAAATTCACTAAGTAACTATGTATTAAATGAATCGAAAAACATAAACACGACAGACATTGATAGCGTTATAAATTATAAAAAAATATTTAAAAGTAATTTAAATAATACAATCAATTCTTGGAAAAATAACGGCATTGAAAGCAGATATGTTTTACCTTTATTAGGTGAGTCTATAGTATTTTCAGCGATAGAAAATGGCATTGATACAATTAACAAGCAAATATCGCCTGATGTTTTTGTTTTAGGGAAAATAGCACAAACATCTATATTACCTAGAATATCTTTAATAACTAATATTGCAGATATATCTTCAAGACAACTAAGAAATAATTTAAGTTTTAAAATATTAGATAATGAAAATCTTCATCAGAATGGAATAAACTTTGACGAAGTAGAATTTTCTTCAAGACAAAGCAAAGTTAATCTATTATTTAAACCAAAAGATGATGATCAAATAAATTTATTATCTGAAAATACGTCTTATGAGAATAGAAAATCTATTTTTCAAAAACAAAGTATAATAAGGACTTTGCAAGAAATTAAAAAAAGAATAAAGTACGATATTTTCTTAAATGATTCTGTAATCTCTGGGGGTTTATTTTTTACGCAAAATTCAAGTCTAAACAACATTTATCAAAAAATTGAAATACAACTTAACTCTTTATTAGATAGTTTTGTTAATTCTGGATTTGTTGAAGACTATAAAATACACATTCAGAAAAAAGAAGATACGAGAACGATTATAGACATGCAAAATTATATAATAAGAGGAAATATAATTATACAATTCAATCAGTCAGATATAATATCTCTAAGATTAGACGAAATTTTAAGCGACCTAAGTATCAATGCAGGTGACTTACAAGATTCAGTCTTTATACCTAACGTTTAAGGAGAATAAAAATAATGAGTAATTCTTTAGATACACCAATTAACCCGAACAGTATCAAAAAAGAAGGGCCAATTCAAGTTTCAAATGTCATGAGAGATGATTTTGGCTTTGAAGTCCCACAAGAAAGTGTTCCTTTGCCTTCAAGAGGTGTGATTTATTCTCTTGAAGGACCTTTACACAACAAAGAAACAATCGACATTAGACCTATGACAGCAAAAGAAGAAGATATTTTAACTTCTGTAAACTTGATAGAACAGGGTATAGTATTAGATGTACTTTTAAAAGAGTTAATTGTAGATAAAGATATAGATTTAGATACTATATTGCTTGGAGATAAAAATGCATTGTTTGTAAGTGCTCGAGTTCTTGCATATGGTGGAGAATATAAATTTCA